TTGCCATGTATTCTCCTTATCAGGCTACTATTGTAGCGTTATTCCAGTCTAAAGTAGGACTTAGCGTGTTCCATGTCTCGGTGACGGGAACGCTGTTCCACCTAAAAGCCTGTAGGGAATAGGCAACCGGCGAAACAATAACTGTTAGATCAAGTGCGTTAAATCGGGTAGTCCAAGTCCAACCTTCTACGAATCCCTGATAACGGCCATCGGCTATGTTGAGAGGCAAGTCCTCGATGTCTAGTGGTAAGCCCATAAATATATTAAACGCTTGGTCGCGTGAGGCATCTGGGATATTAGGGTTAGCCATTGGGAAGGTAATGCTCTTAAACTGATATTGCGGGAACGCTCGAATGTCTAAATAGAACTCTGCCTGACTTAAAGCATCTGCGCCGTTTTCTATACTGGTCTCAATGTTCTGAGCTTGAGTTCCATAAACTTGAATAGAACTAGGTTCCTCGGCGGTCTCTTGCTGGCCATTTTTGTAGGTAATAGTTACTTTATTGCGTATGTCACCAAGGCGCTTAGATGTTGCTATGCCATTGGCATAAGCCCAACCGCCGTCTACATAGGCGTAACCATTGGCTGATAAGTATTGCGATCTATGTGTTGAGTCTGCATAACCAATGCGGCCAGAAGCATCCTCATAGATATAGCCTAAGCCGGAAGTGGCAAGGCTAGCCACCAAAGAATAAACATCGGTAGTGGCAGCTGACCTAGCTGTAAGTTCATAATCACCGGGGCGGTCTATCTCCCCTAGTCCAGAGTTTTCAGCATTAGCCCAAGTAACTAAAGGATCGTAAGCAGCCCAAGTCTCTGCCGCTGGAACTTCATTCCATTGGTCAAATAGAACACCAGAAAGAATTTCGTAAATCTGGTCTCCGTCAAAGTCTTTCGCTAATACTCCCTGAGTCAACACTTTTGGCAGTTTAGATAAAGCCCCTAAAGCTGTAACTGTAATATTCTGGGTTATGGCTGGCTCGCCTGTAGCCACCACGATGTCGATGTCTGAAATATCTCCGCCAAAGAGAGGCACATAGGTGCCAGTCGAATCCTTGACCTTGATTACGATTGAGTCATTGACATCGAAGGCAATAGCCGACTGGTCTAAGTTCTTTATAGTAAATCGGCAATACCCAGCAATAGGTTGGCTATAAATATCAGTACGGCCAGAAGTAATAATTAGATCAGATAGGACTAGGTTGGTTACATCGCCTAGCCCATTAACCTCTACCGCCCAGTCTGGTGTCCATAGGGTCATACAAAGGCCAGACTGCCTAGTGTGCCTCGAGCTGACGAATCGTTAAGGATGCTTACTATCTGTCGAGCTGTTGACTCACTATCGATTGCTCCGTTAACTGTGATATTAGTGGTTCCTGCACCTGCGTAAGAATAGCGTGGTACTGAAGGCGCTGTAGGGGTTAGAGACATTGGAGTCGAAGGAGCAGAAGGAGAAGTAGCGCCTGAGAATGAAGCGCCTGAAAAGAAGTTTCCTACAGCTGAACCAGCGCCCTTTACGGCATCGATGATTCCCTTAATGCCGTTATAAATCTTAGTAATGTTATCCACGAAGTTAGCGAATTGGTCGATGATAGTTGCAATTATTTTGCCAAGAGCCTTAAAGGCCAAGCCCAGAGTTTCACCGATTGCTGGTGCGACATAAGTTACTACGAAGTCTGCAATGTTTCTAAGAAGGCTAAAGAATGGGCGAAGTTCGGCATTATTAGAAGCCAGAGAATCTCGTACTGAATTGAAAGCTGATCGTAGGCCGTTAATGATTGGCTGAATAACCTTCATTACTGGAGCCAACTTATCGCCTAGATTAGAAGTAAAGTCCTGAATAGCAGGGATTACATTCTTAACTAAGGCCTCGACCATAGGAGTAATGGCATCGAGGATATAAGCGCCAACTGTTTCCTTGCCTTCATCGAAGGCTACTGTAAGGCGGGCTAACTTTCCTTGGAATGTGTCTGCTTGCTTAGAAGCTTGGTTCTCGAAAGTACCGGCTAATTTTGCTGTTATCTGGTCGAATGTAAGAGTCTTTAATTCAGCCTTATCAAGTCCTACACCCAAACGGCTAAGGCCTGCTAAATTGCCTTCCTGAGCCTTTGAGAGGCTTTCTGTGACCGCTTGGAGAGACTTACCGCTACCAGCCGCAATATCTAATGCAAGGGTCTGTAATTGCTGTGCTTTGTCTAAGTCTTTAGTGGCACGAGTCAAGCGATCTAACGATGGGCGAAGTTCATCATCGGCAACGCCTGTAGCCAGAGAAGTCTTAAGGATGTAATCCTCTGTAGCTGCTACTTGGTCATCAGTTGCTTTAGTTACATTGCGAAGCGTATTGGCTAACTTGGCTTGCGCTGCCTCATCCTCAATGGCTGACTTAACGCCGTCAATGGCTAACTTGCCTGCATAGGCTACGGCTGCTGCTCCTGCTGCTGCGAAGGCTGCTCCGGCTATCTTGCCAAACTTAGCGACCTTATCCCCGAAGGTAGCAACATCTTTATCGGCTTTATCGAGGCCTTTAGTAAAGTTATCGACATCGGCGAGCAGCTTGAGCGTTAAGGCTCTTGTACCTGTTGCCATTATGTCCACTCCTTAAGAATCTTATCGAATGATTCAGTCCATCTAGCCACGATCTGCGGTTGAATCTTGCGTAGCGTTGGATAGATAAACCAACCCTTAGAGCCTCGACCTTCACGGCCTGACCATACGGGGAACTGCCTAAACTTGTTAGAACCGAATTCTGAACCGCCCCAGATTGTCTTAGTGGTTGCGCCACCTGAGAACTTCTGGGAAGCGAAGCCGTAAGTAATCTCTCCGATACGGCTGGACTTCTTAACCCGAGAACCCTGAGCGATTCGGCCTGCGACCTTGCTGCTCTGGATTGAGTTAGCCTTCTGGATAACTTCATCTCGAGCAAACTCAGCTAGTGCGCCTGACTGGCGCTTGGCTTCCTCGTTGGCTTCCTCGCCCATATTCTTAAGAGCCTTGAATACTTGGCGAAGTTCCGTTTTATCGAAGGCAACTAATTCATCTGCCACGATTACGCTCCTCTAGTATTTCAATAGCTGTAAGAATATCCTCGGCACTTTGCCAATGATCCATAGGAATCTGAGTGGCTATTGCCAGTTCAACTAAGAGTCGGCTTACGCTTCCTCTTGGATGACTTTTGGGTCTCCTTCACCTACTTCAACATCGTCAACAGATTCCATCCATTGATCTAATGTCTTAGTCGGCTTACCGCCTGCTTCACGCTTCATGGCGCTGTGTGCAACATAAAGAATGTCCCACATTCCGCCGAACTGGGAGATGACCTTTTTAGTTGCCATTTCCCAGCGGGCGTAATCTGGCGGGCGAACCATGTAATTGGCTTCGGTTCCGTCTATATATTTAATTGTTATTTGCTGTTGCATTTATTTGCTCCCGTTTCTATTGTTTAGCTGAAGGTTTCTGTTACTGCGCCCTTTGAGACTTTGAATGTAAAGTCTACAGTCTGTGCATCTGTTCCGGCTCCACCTGCTGTTGGAAATTCAGGCATGATTGGGAATGAAAAAACTGCGCCTGTAGCTGCTGTGAGGCTGACTGTGATGTCTGTGTCTGGTGCTGACTCTGCTGCTGTCCATAGAGCTTCGCATACTGAGTTTGCCTTACCCCAGTCAGCAAGCATTGAAAGTGCAAATGTGCCTTCGATGTTTGTAGTCTTGTAAGCCTCGCCATCGAGAGTCTGGTATGTCTCGCGAAGGTTAGTCTTTGTTAGGACTGCTGAAAGTGCTTGTGCCTCGATATCTGTTCCACCTGTGAAAGATAGAGAAATATCGCGCCCTGTGATTACTACGGTTGCCATATTATTTTCCTTTAGTTTGTTTGTGTATAGTAGGTAGAAACTCTGATATCGGCCACCAATACATTGGAAGGGCCAACTTGAGTTACTGTTGGTTTTTCAACCGCTCCGACTGTGTACCCTGCTGGGATCACCTTCAGAACACTTATTACGAGCTGCTCGAGGTTATCGAGCGAAGCCGGGTTGCTGTTATATGCAACTGCGACTGAGATTACAAGATTGATTTTAATATGAAGCGTTGACTTGTTAATAGTCTCCAACTCCAGGTAAGGAGAATCTGGGACTGTCACTACGAATGGCACCATAGGCGCTTCTGGGACATAGGCATAAACATTGCCTGCAACGCTTGCGAAGGCTGTTGCTAGTGGTTGGCGTACTGTGTCAAGGATTGTTGAAGCAGGCATTATTGCACCATTGAATCGGTGTCGATGTATGCCCCTAAGAGTCCTGATACGCGGTTAAAGAGACTGCGCCCTAGGCGGTAAGGGCTGACATTAGTAAAGTCGATTCCCTCGATCTGTCCACCGGGAGCGATGCGAGACTGGAATACTTCTACCGACACAGCTAGAACGGCTGACTCTACTGCGCTGTTGCCTACATAAGTAGCTGCGCCTGAAAGAGTTGCCAAGCCTGATGGAATTACTTTGCGCTCTGTAATATCAGCGTTTGTAATTGAGACTGTAAAGAAGCCGTTAAATTCTCTGTAAGAACCATCTAGGAAAATGCGTGAGTTGGATCGTAAAATAAATGAATCATAGTCTAGGTTGCTAGATTCTAGGATTGTGAAAGTTCCGTTAAATGGGGAGCCTACGCCTGTAACGACTACGCTCTGACCCGCTGAAAAGTTATTATCGCCTAGGACATAATATGTTGCAATGTTATCTTGAAGCGCCACTACATCGATAGGGCTTGAGTACTTAACCAACATAGGCAAAATTACGGCCTCAGCTGTATCAATTACATCTGTTAAATATGCGTCGCTATAAAGAGATACAGAGACGCCAAGGATTGACCTTAGCTCTGCTACGGTGACTATCGATGCCATCTCTGTATCCTCTCTGTTAAACGACTGGGGGAGCCACCGGGAGCAGCAGCTCCCCCATGATTAGTTTGTGACTACGCAACCATGAAACGGTAAGCGCCTGCGCCAAGCTTTGTTGCTGTTGCGCCGTAGCCGTAGTATCCAACTTGAACCTGACCTGTTGAGATGAGGTTTGTCTGGA